TGAAGCAATAATGTTCGCAGTCAAATCCGTACAAGGCAGAGCATTAATGTTCGAAGCATACCTTCCAGAGTATGGTGCTTGTTTTGACAAATTTCCATTGTCAGCATTTGTTTGGAAAGAAAACATCAAAGAAGAAGATCAATTACCTTTAGGAACTATCGAACTGTGGGACAGTTTCAGTTCTAACATACAAGTATGGACAAAATCATTATTAAAAGCAAGTGATGTTGAGATAATGTTAAAGGGCGGTGGCAGAATGAAAGGTGAATATATGTTTACCATTGATGCCTGTCACGGAGACCCCAACACAGTCAACACAGGAGTTTCAGAAGTACCAAGCGAACACAAACAACACAATTTTGGCAAACTAAGAAATGGACAATTCTTTGCACAACCAAATAATAGAATGCTTTGGTTTGAAGCATCATTAACTCCTTCAGAACTCAAAAGACCAGACTTCCAAGTATCCACTATAGAATTCTATTGCGAAAATGAATCCAGTGTTGTATTTGGTGATTCAAACGATTACTTCTACGAAGATAAAGAACGCAAATCCTAAAATTAATCATTGACTTTACCGTATTAATTAAGTATAATCATTTATATTAATTTTTAAAACAGGTATAGTACATTATGATAGAAGGATTCCAAATTCCAAAAGTAACATTTAGAATAAGAACAGGTGATGAAGTGGAGACCGATGGCGGTTGTGCAATTGGTGGTGAGTGGCATAACGCAACAACAGATTCATATTTCAAAGGAAAAAGGGTAGTAATTTTTAGTCTACCAGGAGCATTTACGCCTACTTGCTCAAGTCAACAACTTCCAGGCTTCGAAAAAGAATATAATAGTATTAAGAATATGGGCATTGACGAAATATATTGTGTGTCCGTAAATGATTCATTTGTTATGAACGCATGGGCAGATAGAATGCAAATACAAAATGTTAAAATGATTCCAGATGGGTCTGGAAACTTCACAAGATTTATGGGTATGCTGATTGGTAAAAACCATTTAGGCTTCGGAAACAGAAGTTGGAGATACATGGCAGTGGTTAAAGACGGTGTTGTTGAAAAATGGTGGCAAGAGCCAGGCATAAACAATGAAGGAACTGACGATGACCCATATGTTGAGTCAACGCCAGAAAACATGGTAAAATATCTAAAAGGAGAGTAATATGTCAGCAAGAACATACGGCCCTGAAGAACAAGCAAAGTTGAAAAGAATCGTAGATGAAGGTTCTAATGTTCTACAGGAAATAGAAGACTTAAACGCAGGATTGAAAGACACAGTGAAAGCAGTGTCCGAAGAACTAGAAGTTAAACCTGCTTTAATAAACAAGGCAATAAAAATTGCACACAAAGGAGAGTGGAGCAAATATTCTGAGGCTTTTGATAGTCTGGAGAATTTAATTATTGCAGTTGGTAAAGACAAGTAATGAAATACATTGTCGACATCGACAATACAATTTGTTACAACCAGAACAGTGACTACGAAAACAGCAAACCTGATTTCGATCGTATTGCCAAACTTAATAAATTGTTCGACGAAGGCAATGAGTTACATTACTGGACAGCAAGGGGTGGTAATTCCGGAAAAGATTGGACGGAACTAACCAAGAAGCAACTTGATGAATGGGGAGTGAAACACACTGCCATACAGATGAAGAAACCAGTATATGATTATTGGATTGATGATAGAGCAATAAACATAAAAGACTTTTTTAATGAGAATTGATTACAACATACATTTAGATTATTCCGACGTTTTATTACAGCCAAAAAGATCTGCCTTAAGTTCTAGGAGAGATGTTGACATGGAAAGAACATATAAATTTAGGAACAGTGGAAAAGAATTAAGTTACGTTCCTGTAATGGCATCAAACATGGATGGCGTTGGTACTTTTTCTATGGCAAGAGTGTTGCAGGAATATAAAATGCTCACAGTGATTAGAAAACATTATACTTTCGATGATTGGAAAGAAGCCGCTGGTACAGGTATTAAATTCAAATATGTATCTGCCTGCGTAGGCACAGGTGCTTTATGGGACGAGAAAGCACATGACTACCAAACATTAAAAAAAGTTATGGCGGCATTTCCAGACATTCCCGTAATAACAATTGACGTTGCAAACGCATATCACGAACAATTTGTTTCTTTTGTGCAACGTATTAGAAAAGAATATCCATCCAAAGTGATCATTGCTGGTAATGTTGTAACCCCAAACATGACAGAAGAATTAATATTAAACGGAGCCGACATAGTTAAAGTTGGTATTGGTCCAGGTAGTGTGTGTACAACACGAACTCAAACTGGTGTTGGCGTTCCTCAATTTTCAGCAATTATAGAATGTGCCGATGCGGCTAATGGCGTAGACGGACACATAATTGCAGATGGAGGTTGCACACAACCAGGAGACATTTCAAAGGCATTAGGAGCAGGCGCACATTTCGTTATGCTTGGTGGTATGTTAGCAGGTCACCAAGAAGGCGAAACACAATTAGTAGATGGCAAAAGATATTTTTATGGCATGAGTTCACAATCAGCATTTGATACACATGGAGCAAGGAAAGATGGTTACAGAGGCACAGAAGGCAAGACAGTTATACTAGACGACAAAGGCCCAGTCAAAGACACTGTTGAACAATTATTAGGCGGTATTAGAAGTACTTGCACTTATATAGGTGCAAGGCGTGTTAAGGATATGCCTAAGTGTGCTCACTTCGTGTGCGTGAACAATACAATCAACAGAGTGTTTGACAAGTATGAAAATTGATCAAATTTTAAAATGGGTTGCTACATTTACCTTAATTGTAGGAACTTTCGTTAATGCAGGATTTCCACATCTTTATCCAATTGGTCCGATACTTTTAGTATTGGGAGGTGTCAATTGGTTAATCGTTTCAGTGATTTGGAAAGAACCGGCACTGATAACTACAAATGCAGTATTGACAATTACCGGAATAGGCGGTATACTGTTATATTATTGTTTATAGGCCCAATCAGCCACAAGTGATTATTAGGTATGTGTCAGCCAAAAATGACATTAGGAGAATAAATGAGTTATATAGATGGCTATTTTGACAGAGGTTCCGATCTCATAAGAATTGTTGAACGTCAAAACGGCGAAAGAGTTTTCAAAGAATATCCAATCAAATACACTTTTTATTATGAAGACCAACGTGGTAAGTTTAAAAGCACCACTGGTAAATCCTTAAATAGAATTATATCCAAGACTACAAAAGACTTCCACAAAGAACTTGCAATCAACAGAGGTAAGAATTTATTCGAGTCTGACATAAATCCAATATTTCAGTGCTTGAGCGAAAACTATATCAACAGAGATGCTCCTGAATTAAAGACGGCTTTCTTTGATATTGAAGCAGACTTTGATCCGGAAAAAGGTTTTAGTAATCCTAGTGATCCATTTATGCCTATCACGGCAATCACTGTTGCTTTACAATGGTTAGACAGCACAGTGACTTTCGCTATGCCACCTAAGACAATGAGCATAGAAGAAGCAAAAGAAGTCACAAAAGGAATAGACAACTTATATCTTTACAAAGATGAAGGAGAAATGCTTACAGCCTTTTTAGATACAATCCAAGATGCAGATGTTATTAGTGGTTGGAACTCCGAAGGTTATGATATTCCATATGTTGTGAACAGGATACAAAAAGTTTTAAGCAAAGATGACACAAGAAAACTTTGTTTATGGAAACAACTTCCTAAAAAAAGAGTGTTCGAAAGATTTGGTCGTGAACAAGAAACATATGATTTAGTTGGAAGAGTTCATTTGGATTCACTAGAACTTTACAGGAAATACACATACGAAGAAAGGCATTCGTACAGATTAGATGCTATTGGTGAACACGAACTAGGAGAAAAGAAAACTGTATATGAAGGAAGCCTAGACCAACTTTACAATCAAGACTTTAGAACATTTATAGAATACAATAGACAAGACGCAGTACTAATTGACAAACTGGATAGAAAATTAAAATTTATTTCATTAACAAATGAATTGGCACACGCAAACACAGTTTTATTACAAACTACACTAGGTGCAGTTGCAGTAACAGAACAAGCAATTATAAATGAAGCACACAGAAGAGGTGTACAAGTTCCTAATAGACCTAAGAGAGATCCGGAAAGCACAACTGCCGCAGGTGCTTATGTGGCTTTTCCTAAGAAAGGATTGCATAATTGGATAGGATCGATGGACATAAGTTCACTGTATCCGTCAGTTATTAGGGCATTGAATATGGCTCCTGAATGTGTAATGGGACAATTAAGACCAACTCACACAGAAGAATACATAGACGAACAAATGACACTACAAAAGAAATCCTTTGCTGGTGCTTGGGAGAATCATTTTGGTTCATTGGAATATGATGCAGTGATGGAGATGCGTAAAGATATTTCTATACACGTGGATTGGGAAGATGGAAAAACAGAAATTATGAGCGGTGCAGAAGTGTATAAATTAATCTTTGACAGCAACAATCCAATGATGTTAAGTGCCAATGGCACAATTTTTACAAGTGAATTTGAAGGTGTGATACCGGGACTACTAAAACGTTGGTATACCGAAAGACAAGAAATGCAATTGATGTTGAAGAAATCCAAAGACGCAAAGAATAAAGCAGAAGAAGAGTTTTGGGATAAAAGACAACTTGTTAAAAAAATTAATTTAAATTCGCTGTATGGTGCAATATTAAATCCAGGTTGTAGATTCTTTGACAAACGTATTGGACAATCAACAACACTATCAGGTAGACAGATTTCAAAACACATGGCGGCAAAGATTAATGAAGTAATAACAGGAGAATACAATCATGTAGGGAAAGCAAT